GAAATAGCAATGACAACGAAAGAACTAAATAGAGATTTAAAAAGAATGGGCTTAGTCGCAAAAACAAAAGCCTATAGAGAACAAGTAGTATTCGCACAATATTTGTATGTATTTTTAACAGGAATATTATTTGGAGTAATTTTTATATAAACTGAATATTAAGTTTGTATAAATAATAGTGGTGCCGAATGGTTCGGGCCACAATAACCTTGCTATATATAGGAGGAAACTAAAATGGTAAGAAGTACTATGAGCGTACCTCGCTCACTCTTTATCGGATTTGAGCCGATACTTAACGAACTTGAGAGAATCCACTCTGCTGGAAGAACTCAAGACAACTATCCACCTCATAACGTTGTTAAGGTAGATGATGAAAACTTTATCATCGAATTAGCTGTTGCGGGATTCTCGGAAGAGGATATTTCCGTTGAGGTAAAAGATGGGATTTTGCTAGTAAAAGGCGAAATCGGAAAAGATGAACGCGAATATGCGCACAAAGGTATATCGTCCCGCAAGTTTGAGAAGTCCTTCCGACTCTCAGAATTTGTCGTAATAGACGGTGCTGATCTAGTGAACGGAATACTTGTAGTGAATGCTAGAGTTGAAGTTCCAGAAGAGAGGCGTCCTAGGAAGATCGAAATAGGGTCTGCTGGGGCATCAAAGAAGAAAGGATTTATCAGAGATTAATCCTAGTGAGCAGCGATTACCCAGTGGATTGAAATATCAATTTACTGGAGATTATAAGATGAAACATCTAATAACTATTGTGCGAAAGCATGATGATTTATCTGAGGCCCTTAAAAATGCAATGGAGTTCTTTTTAGTATTAGGGGGAACTATACTAATTGCACCAACCATTATGTGGATGGCAACACTTTAAGGATCAGAACAACTCGGTGGGGTTTCGGCCCCACCAACTTTTTTTAAAAAACCTCTTTACATTTGATGTGAATTGTAGTATAATATACTTATTAATTATGGATTGGACCTTATGAATTTCTACACTAATGTTACCAGATACGGCAATATGCTACTCTATCGTGGCTATGAAAATGGCAAGAAAGTCCAGAAACGTATCAAATTCAAACCAACACTATTTGTAAATACACCGCAGGGAGATTGGACTTCCCTAGATGGTAAACCATGTGCACCTATCAAGTTCGATTCTATGCGTGAGGCCAAAGAATGGCTAGATGTAAATAAGAATACTGCTGGTAGAGAAATCTATGGTAACGATAGATACATTTCTCAATTCATCAATGAACAATTCCCTGGAACTATCGAGTTCAATCGTAACCAAATTAATGTAACAACAATCGACATCGAGGTTGCCTCTGATGATGGATTCCCAGAACCAGATCAGGCAGAACACCCAATTATATCAATCGCCATGAAGAACAATATTGATAATACCTATTATGTGTGGGGTCTTGGCGAATACAATACTGACCAGTCCATTATGAAAACCAATCGCGTTATCTATGAACACTGCGTATCAGAAGTAGACCTTATCAATAAATTTATCAATCATTGGTCTTTACCAAGTAACTGTCCAGATATTATTACTGGCTGGAACAGTATGTACTTTGATATACCTTACATTATCAATCGCACAATCAGACTACTCGGCGACGAGGCACCTAAAAGATTATCACCATGGGGTATGGTAGAACGTAGAACGGCCCGTAAACTTAACCGAGAACAAACAGTATTCAATATTCAAGGTGTTGGTCATGCTGACTATATGGAACTATTCCAAAAATATACTTACTCAGCCCAAGAGTCCTATGCTCTTAACCACATTGCCCATATTATTCTTGGCGAGAAGAAATTATCCTATGAAGAATATGGTTCACTTCACAGCCTATACAAGAACGATCACCAAAAATTTATTGACTATAATATCAAAGACGTTGAGTTGGTAGATCGCCTAGAAGATAAGATGGGTTTAATTACTCTCATGTTAACCATGGCATACAAAGGCGGTGTAAACTATTCCGATACTTTCGGAGTTACTGCAATCTGGGATACTATTATCTACAGATACCTAGATGCCAAAAAGATTGCCATGCCATTTGGTGAAACTAAAATCAAGACAAACTATCCCGGCGGTTATGTAAAAGACCCTAAAGTTGGCTTACACGAACACGTGGTATCATTCGACCTTAACTCACTATATCCATCAATTATCATGCAGTACAATATGTCGCCAGAGACAATCGAAAATGGTAAAGTATTGCCAATTAACCTAGACAAGATACTAGAGGGTTACACATTCGACAGACAAGGTAGTGCCGTAGGTGGTAATGGTCAATGTTTCACTACTACAAAACGTGGCGTCATGCCAACCTTAGTAGATGATTTATACAGTGAACGTGTTGTAATCAAGAACGAGATGATACAGGCCCAGAGAGAATTGCAGAAAGTAGTTCCAGGTGATAAACAAAAACTTTACGATATAGAACGTAGAATATCCGTTGCAGAAAACCAACAGATGGCAATTAAAATTCTACTTAACTCACTTTATGGCGCTATGGGTAACAAGTACTTCCGTTTCTTTGACCAACGTATCGCCGAGGCCATTACACTTTCTGGTCAGTTGACTATCAGATGGGCAGAAGTTGCACTTAACAGATACCTAAATAAAGTAATGAAAACAGACACCGATTATATTATCGCCATTGACACAGACTCGCTCTATGTCAATCTAGGCCCACTGGTCGAACAGGTCAACCCTTCCAATCCAGTTGACTTCCTTGATAAAGTTGCTAGTGAAAAACTAGAACCAGTCCTCAGTAAGGCATATCAAGAACTGTTCGATCAGATGGGTGGCATCGACAATCGTATGGTTATGAAAAGAGAGGCCATTGCAGATCGTGCAATCTGGACTGCCAAGAAAAGATACATACTCAATGTCCATGATAACGAGGGTGTCCGTTACAAAGAACCTAAACTCAAAATCATGGGTATCGAGGCCATCAAATCTTCTACTCCTGCACCATGCCGTGATGCTCTTAAAGAATTGTTCAAAGTTATTATGAAGGGTTCCGAGAAAGAAAACCAAAAGGCAATCTTACATTTCAAAGAATACTTCCAAACATTACCAGCACATGATATTGCATTCCCACGTGGAGTAAGTAATGTAGTCGAGTATTCCAGTGCAGAGACTATTTACAAGAAGGGTACTCCAATGCATGTACGTGCCGCTCTACTACACAATCGCCAGATCAAAGATCGTGGCCTGTCGAGAAAGTATCAACCAATCAGAAATGGCGAGAAGATCAAATTTATCTATCTCAAAACACCCAACCCAATCAAAGAAAATGTTATCGGATTTATGCAGTATCTGCCAAAAGAGTTTGAATTGGATCACTATATAGATTATGAAACACAATTTCAAAAGACATTCCTTGACCCTATTGAACCTATATTCAAGGCGATTGGATGGAGTACAGAAGAAACTTCAAGTTTAGAGGATTTTTTTGGATAAACACTTTACTTTTATGCGAAAGTGTAGTATAATATATAAATTAAATTAAGGAAATTATTATGAAACTAGTAAGAATATCATCAGGAGAAGAGGTTATTGGAGAAGTAACCGAAACCCCTTATGGAGCAACAATTAAAAAGGGATATGTATTAATCCCTGGCGGTGAAGGTAAGATCGCATTCATGCCTTTCATGCCATATACAAAGAGTTGGAAAGAAGGCCTTGAGATTAGTAAAAAGAATATTGTTTTTATTGCTGATCCAGTTGACGAGTTAGTTGAACAAGTAGAGGCAGTCAGAAACCCTAAGAAAATTATTTCACCTAAGAAGGACATTATAATCTAATGAATACGAGCGTAAGAACTGGAGAATGGGTAGACAAGATTGGTCAATGGCACCATGATAGAAACCTAATTGAAGGTGCAACAGACAAAGATCAAGTATGTAAATTAATTCAAGAAGTTGGAGAATTATCAGACAATGTATGTAAAGGGAACGATGTTGCCGATGATATTGGTGACTGTATGGTGGTACTTATTAATATCGCTATTAGAAATGGTTTAACTATTGATAGGTGTTTAGAAGTTGCGTACAATGATATTAAGGACAGAAAGGGCCGTATGGTTGACGGCATCTTCATCAAGGAGGAGTAATGGCAGGAAATCAACCCAAATATCCAATCTATATTATCTCTAAGGGTCGTGCAGACACTAGACTAACAGTTAAGACACTAGAGGCGAACGGAACTCCTTATACGATTGTAGTTGAACCACAAGAGTATGAAGAGTATGCTGCAGTTATTGATCCAGCCAATATTTTGGTTACCCCATTTTCAAATCTAGGACAAGGATCAATTCCTGTCCGTAACTTTGTATGGGAACATGCTAAGAATACTGGTGCAGAAAGACACTGGATCCTAGATGATAATATTCAGCATATGTACAGACTACATAAAAATGCTAAGATCAAGATTACAGACGGGACATGCTTTAGTGCAAGTGAAGAGTTTACTGACAGATATGAAAATGTTAAAATGTCAGGACTGAACTACAGTTACTTCCTACCAGCAACTACAAAACGTCCACCCTATTATCATAACACTAGGGTTTATTCTTGTATCTTACTTGCAAATGATATCTATCCAGAATTTGCATGGAGAGGTAGATTCAATGAAGATACAGACCTATCACTTAGGATTATGAAGGCTGGTTATCACACTTTCCTATTTAATAACTTTGCTTGTGGTAAGATAACTACAATGACAATGAAAGGTGGTAATACAGAAGAGCTATATAATATAAATCAGACAGGAGATCAGAACAATAGAAAGGGTAATGAAAACTTTGATAACAGATATGAGTTTGCAGAATCACTAAGAAAGCAACATCCAGACTGTGTTAAAGTTACATGGAAATGGGGCAGGTGGCATCACCACATTGACTACTCCATATTCCAGAAAGAAAAACCCACTCTTAAGGCAGACCTAAATATACCTAAAGTGGTAGATAATAAGGGATTAAAATTAGTTAGATTAAAACAGGAGGCAATAAATGGCAGTTAAAAATAATTCTACAAAAGATAGGCAAGCCAATTACGAAGGCGAAAGTCTATTTGTTTTATCGGGTGCAGAAGAGGCAGAAACTCCACATCAGTGGGACTCAATGCCAGAATTCGATCAAAAACAAAATGAGGCATGGAAAATGCTAAAAGTCAGATTCCGTAATGAAGCAGACTTAATGGCATTTGCAGAATTGGTTGGGCAAACAGTAACACCAAAGACAAAAGGTATTTGGTATCCAGCAGCAGATAAATCTAAGAACTCGTTACTTAGATGGATGCATGAAGATCAGATAGAAGGCAATCCAGATGTTGATGAAGTTCTTACTGATGATGCAATAAAGGTTGAATAATGATTAATATAAAGAACTATCTTGAAGAGCAACAAGACCTTTTTGCTCTAATGGATGGAACAGAACAAGAGTCCGATTTTAATTTAGTTGGTTTAGTAGAAGATTTAATTGCAGACTACAGCAATCAAACTTCTCAAGTATATACAGTTTATATACCATCTAAAGGCAGGGCAGATACTCCTAATACCTATGATATTTGCAATGAAGAAAATATCCCATGTAAGGTTGTAGTTGAACCACAAGAGTATGAAGAATATCACCAAACCATTCCGTCAGAAGATTTACTTACCTTAGATAAGAATGATCAAGGTGTTCAATATGCTAGATCGTGGATTAAAAACTATTCAACAAGTATAGGCGAAGAATATCATTGGCAGTTTGATGATGATATGAAATACTTTACAATGAGAATTGATGATAAAAATCAAAGAGTCAATCTAGTGCATTCTAAATCTATTATCGAACAAGTTGCAACTCTTTTTGAAAACTTTGCAGTTGGCGGTATGACTTCAAATGCATTTGCTTTCTCTAAACCAAATCCAGTAAAACTCAATCAGTTGGGTTATGGCTGTACATTTATTAATAATAATTTCAAACAAGAATGGAGAGACAAGACAGTAGAAGATTGGGATTATACATTACGTGCTCTAGAGGCAGGAATGTGTACCATGGCATTCTCTCACATTAACTTTCAAACGCCATCTTCTGGCACAAACAAAGGTGGTAACAATCTTACCGACTGGGCCACTATTGAGAAAAGAAAAGAATTTTATGATTACTTCGCCTCACTCTGGCCTAAAAACTTTAGGGTAGTAGAGTTGGTAGAAGGATCAAGTAAAGGCTACAAATTAGAACATAAAAGACGTTTCTTTAACGATTATAAAAATTTAAAATTAAAGTTAAAAACCTCTTTACAAACGGATTAAATTGTAGTATAATATACAATATTATGGATAAAGTTTCTGGTACATTATTTGAGTCACTCTTTGATGTCAAGACAGACAAGAGAATAGACTTACCATCATTTAAAGACTTTGAAGAAATACTATATCGCTTATCCGAGAAACCAAGAAAAGATAAAAAGTCAGCAGAGTTAATGTCTCCTGCTTTTTATTCTGTCGGCAGTACAAGGAAAAACGATAATGTAGAAGGCTGGGGTGGTTGGTGTGCCATAGATGTAGATGATTGCACTGAGGACTTGAATAAATTCCTAGAGAAAAAGTGCAAAGATTATTATTATATCTGTTACTCTACTGCTTCATCCACTAAGGACTTGCCAAAGTTTAGACTTGTCTTTCCCCTAACAGAGTTTGTAACAAAAGACAAGATTAAACATTTCTGGTTTGCGCTCAACAAGGAACTTGGAGAAATGGGCGATATACAGACCAAAGATTTATCGAGAATGTATTATATACCCGGCAAGTATGCTAACGCATATAACTTCATCTTTACAAAAGAAGGTAAGGCAATATCCCCTGTGGATATTATGTCAAGACACGAGTATATAGAAAGAAGTGGTAATACATTCTTCGATAAATTACCTAAGAGTATGCAAGAGGCTATGTTGGCCCATATGAAATCATCACTAACAAATACTAAAGTTACATGGACTGGCTATAAAGATTGTCCATTCTTTCCAAAACAATTAGAACAAGAATATAGATCAATTACTGGAACTGGTTGGTATCATAAAATGTATCAGATTATGGTCGCACTGGCTGGTAATGCAGTGAAGAACAAATATCCAATTACGGCAAAAGAAATCGCGTATCTCTGCAGAGAACTAGATTTAGATACTGGTAATTGGTATAAAAAGAGGCCGTTAGATAAAGAGGCTGAAAGGGCCTTAGAATTTGTGCATAGGAATAGTTTATGAGTAAAAAAATTACAGTAGTAGGAGCAGGTTATGTCGGTATGGCAAATGCCACAATGCTTGCAAAATACAATGACGTTAAAATTTTAGAGCTGAGTGATGATAAGGTAGATGATATTAACCATGGTGTCTCTCCTATATTTGATCCAGATATTTCAAATGAATTGCCATTAATGGGAATTATTGCAACAAGATCTGCTGATGAGGCATATTCGGAAGGGCCAGATATAGTTATGATCGCAACACCAACAGACTATGATCCAGATACGGATTCATTTGATACTAAGTCTGTAGAATATGTTATCGGCGATGTGGTTAGAAGAAACTTTAATCCTATCATTATTATTAAGTCCACTATTCCAGTAGGCTTTGTTGATTCTATGAGAGAGAAGTTCCAGTATGAAAACATTATATTCTCGCCAGAATTTTTAAGAGAGGGTAGGGCATTAAGAGATGCTCTCAGGCCAACAAGAATTGTAGTTGGTGATAGAAGTGATGAGGCTACAGAATTTGCAAATGTAATAAAAGAGGCTATTATCCCACAGTCAATTGAACCACCTGTAATCTATACAGGAACAAGAGAAGCAGAAGCGATTAAGTTATTTGCAAACGGCTATCTTGCTATGAGAGTTACCTTTTTTAACGAGCTGGATATGTATGCAGAAAGATATGGATTAAGTCCTCGTGATATTATTGAAGGTGTTGGCTATGATGAACGTATTGGAAGACACTATAATAACCCTTCATTTGGTTACGGCGGTTACTGTTTTCCAAAAGATACCAAACAACTAAAGGCTCTTTATACTAAAGGTAATATACCTAATGATATTATAAGTTCAATCGTTGATTCTAATGAAACAAGAATGGACTGGATAACAAGGCGTATTCTATATAAGAAGCCTAAGACAGTAGGAATCTATAGGCTGATTATGAAATCTGGTTCAGATAACTTTAGAAGTTCTGCAATACAAGGTGTTATAGAACGTCTCAAAAAGAGAACAGAAGTTATTATTTACGAGCCCGAATTTCCACCAGAGATTGAAAACCTTATGGATTGTGAGATCGAGCATTTCCTAAATAGTTTTAAACGAAGATCAGACGTTATCGTTACCAATAGAATGGATGGCGAACTTTTAGATGTTTATGATAAAGTATATACGCGAGATGTTTTCAATAATAATTAACAAAAACACTTTACATTTATTAAAAAGTGTAGTATAATAGTACCATTAAAAGGTAAAGAACATGAGTAAAATATTAGTTACAGGTGGAGAAGGATTTATCGGATCCAACCTTATCAAGAGGCTCCTCAAACAAGGCCATGAAGTAGTATCAATGGATAATGGCCATTCAAATAAAATCACAAATAGACACAAAGGCTGTACATATTATTTCGGAGATGCATTTGATCTCTTTAGTACACTTCAACACACTAATCCTTGCTTTGATTATATCTATCACTTCGGAGAATATGCAAGAGTAGAACAATCATTTGATGATTACGATACAGTTATTGATTATAACTTAATGCAGTTTCCAGAAGTCCTAAGATTTGCATCATATCAAAATGCCAAACTTATCTACTCTGGTTCATCTACTAAGTTTGCAGATAATACATATTCTGCTAGTCCATATGCATATACCAAAGCGCAAAATACAGAACTTCTTAAAAATTATGCAAACTGGTTTGGACTAGACCACGTGATAGTATATTTCTATAATGCATATGGAGACAATGAGATTGATAGAGGTAAATATGCCACAGTGGTTGGTAAGTTCCTAAGAATGGTAAAAGAAGGCAAGAAAGAATTACCTATGACTGGAGATGGCTCACAATTAAGAAACTTTACTCACGTTGATGATATAGTAGATGGCCTTTTGCTTGCTGCCGAACATGGAGATGGCGATAATTATGGTATAGGTGCAGATGAACAACATTCAATACGTGATCTAATTAATTACCTAGGTGCTGAACCTAACTTTAAACCAGATAAACCAGGCAATAGAAAATCAGGTAAATTAGTTACACAGAAAATAAAAGACTTAGGTTGGAGTCCTAAGAGAGATTTAAAAACTTATATTAAGGAAAGGCTATGAGTATTGAAAAAATCGTAGAAAAATTTAAAGTTATAGACCCTAAACTTAGAACCTACTATATTGGAAAGTGGGCCGAAGAAAAAGGTATTGACTCAGACCTTGCAATGGAAATGGCAGGTTATGTAAAAGATGGTTATATAGGTGCAGGTGCTTGGAATTGGAGGTATCAACAATGAAAAATATAATGAACGTTGCAATATTACTTGCACTAGTATCAATAGGCTTTGTCGGCCAAATTAATGCAATAAATGTAACAGATGAACAAGCAGAGGCAAGATTTTGTCTAGCACAGAACATATATTTTGAATCAGCCAATCAACCATATGCAGGTAGAGTGGCAGTCGCAAACGTTGTTATGAATAGGGTAGAGGATTTACAGTTCCCTGATACAGTTTGCGGTGTAATATATCAAGCGAAACTAAGAGAAAACTGGAAAGGCAATATGGTTCCTGTAAGAAATCAATGTCAGTTCAGTTGGTATTGTGATGGTAAGTCGGATGAACCCACGGATTCAGTTACGTGGATGGAATCTTTACGTATCGCACATTTAGTATTGACAGGCACAGTGCCTGACTTAACGGAGGGAGCTCTGTATTATCATGCAGATTTTGTATCACCATATTGGGCTCCATATTTAACCAAGGTTGTTACTATAGACAACCACATTTTTTATAAGTAGAGTAATATGAGAAAAGACGGATTTCAAGACCAATACGAAACAGTATGTGAAGTGACTTGCATTGATAATGGCAGATCAATGGAAGTAGATGTAATTAACTTTAGGCCAGAACATTCTTGCAAGATACTGGTAGAAAAAAAGATTGATGTTTTTCTCAAGTATAATGCCAAGCATGATCTATATGTAGGATCAAAAGCAGGTATGGACTTTACAACAAAAGGCCCATCATATATTGGGTCATTTAGATATTAAGGAGAATTAATGTATCAGTATAAAGCATATGTAACGAAAGTAGTAGATGGAGACACGGTCGATGTAGATGTCGATTTAGGTTTCGGAATGATTTATAAGAAGCAAAGAGTCAGAATGGTGGGAATAGATACACCCGAATCAAGAACAAGAGATTTAGAAGAAAAGTTTTTTGGAAAGGCTTCTAAGGCTCATCTTAAAAAACTGTTAGAACAAAACGACAATAAAGTTTATTTAACATCACATGATAAAGGTAAGTTTGGCCGTATTCTAGGCGACTTGCGTTTAACACATGATGCAGATAAAACTGTTAATCAAATAATGATTGACGATTTTCATGCTGTTGAATATTACGGCGGGAATAAAGAGCTTACTGAAAAGGCTCATTTGGAGAATAGAGTAGCACTTGGACTTAAAGGGCTAGTTTATGTTAAAGATTAATTATATTATGGAGAAAAATTATGGCTTATCCTAAAGCATACATGGAAACACTTGGATCATACGTCTATGGATATTATCCTGAAGGACTGAGTGGTCAAGCAGAATATATTGGTAAAGGGGTAGACACACGTTGTCTAGCTCATGTAAAAGATAAAAACCAAGACCCGGCAAATCTTTATATCTTAGGTAGAAACCTAGAGAAGTATGCCAAATCAACACCAGCAGAAGAGATTGCATCTTTTGCCGCAGAGGCAGCAATCATTGCGATTACTAATCCTAAACTGAATAGTGTTTCGGGTAGATATGGAGACCTATGGAAACCAGAAAGACTTGACGACTTATATCAAGAATGGAAGAAACAACAAATCAATCCAGTAAAAGAATCAATGAGATTTTATAATGATCACCCAGAAATCCAAGAGCATGTTAAAGGCATGTGGGCAACGGGTAACTCATTTGTATTTACTTCGCCAACTTCAAATGGAATTGAATATATACTAAACGTGACTCCAGAAGTAGATGGGTTTGTTCCAGTTGTTAAAGTTAAATTCTCTAGGGATAAGAGAGAAGAGCTAAGAGAAAAGTGGATTAAAGATAATGATTCAGAATATAATCTAAGTGCAGATGGAGAAATGGTAAACGTAACAGGATTAACAGTGGAGAAAGCCATAGAGCTTTGGATGTCATGAGAGTAGGAATTACAGCATCAACATTTGACTTGCTACATGCAGGTCATTGTGCTATGTTAAGAGAAGCAAAAACACAATGTGATTATCTTATTTGTGCACTACAAAATGACCCATCATTAGATAGACCAGATAAGAATAAACCAATTCAAAATATAGTAGAAAGACAAGCGCAACTAGCCGCAATTAAATATGTGGATGAAATCCTAGTATATAATACCGAACTAGAGTTGCTCGATATTCTAGCCATGTATGACATTGATGTCAAAATTATGGGTGTTGAATATAGAGACAAAGACTTTACAGGTAAGGATATGTGCCAAAAAAGAGGCATTGAATTCTACTTTAATAAGCGAGATCATCGCTTTTCAACAACAAACTTACGCGAAAGAATTGAACAAAACACTTTACAATCTGAGTGAATTGTAGTATAATATACTTAATATTAAAACAGGAGAATATATGCCGTCAATAGATTTAAGACCTAGGAAAAGACACCCTAAGGATAAAAGACCAGCAAAACCAATGCCGTTTGACGTAGCCCTAAGAAAATTTAGAAAGGCTGTTGAACGCGCTGGTATTTTGCAAGATGTTCGTAGAAAGGAGTTCTATGAAAAACCTACTGCGAAAAGAAAACGTAAAAAGGCCGAAGCCGTCGCAAGATGGAGAAAGAAAGAAAGGGCCATTGAAATGCAATTAGGTACTGGTAGTACCAGGAGAAAAAGATAATGTCAGTAATGGATAAATTAAAAAAGAATTCTAAGATCAAGACAACCAATGTATTGTCTAAATCAGTATTCTTTACAGAAAAAGATATGGTACCAACTGAAGTACCAATGGTAAACGTAGCTCTATCTGGAGATACGGAAGGTGGTCTTACATCAGGACTAACAGTTCTTGCAGGGCCTAGTAAACACTTTAAAACTTCTTTTGCCCTACTTATGGCAGGTGCGTATATGAAGGAACATGAAGATTCAGTATTATTATTTTATGATTCAGAGTTTGGTTCACCACAATCATACTTCGAAGCATTTGGTATTGATACTGATAGAGTATTGCATACTCCAATTACAGATGTGGAACAACTCAAGTTTGACCTAGTATCACAATTAGATAATATAGAAAGAGGTGATAAGGTAGTTATTGTAATTGATTCTATCGGTAACCTAGCATCTAAGAAAGAGCTAGAAGATGCTCTTAGTGAAAAATCAGTTGCAGATATGTCCAGGGCAAAAGCACTGAAAGGATTATTCAGAATGGTTACTCCTTATTTAACCATGAAGAATGTTCCACTTCTCGCAGTTAACCATACTTACCAAGAGATTGGTCTATTCCCTAAAGCTATCGTATCAGGTGGTACAGGAATTTACTACTCAGCAGATAACATCTGGATTCTTGGCCGTAGACAAAATAAGACAGGTTCAGATGTAACAGGTTATGACTTTATTATCAATGTAGAGAAGTCAAGATTTGTAAAAGAGAAGTCAAAGATTCCAGTATCAGTTTCATGGGAAGGTGGTATTGAAACTTATTCAGGCTTACTAGATATTGCCTTGGCAGGTGGATATGTGGTTAAACCTACAGTCGGTTGGTATTCAAGAGTAGATCAAGCTACTGGCGAAGTATTACAGCCAAAAGTAAGACAGAAAGATACACTTACTAAAGAATTTTGGGATCCAATCTTTAATGAAACAGACTTCAAAAAGTTTATTAAATCTTACTATCAGATAGGACATAAACCTTTGTTAGAAATTGATTTAGAAACCACTTTACAAGAGGAGTAAAATGGAGTATAATATAACTAACAAAGATTATACTTTGGTCGAAAACGATAGTGGAGAACTAGCAGACTTCTATGGTATCAGACTAAAGACTGGCAAATGGAAAAATGTAATCTTCGTTTATGGTAAAGTATCCGTAAAAGAAGATCAGACAAATGATACAGCAACATTATCATTTACATACACTATCCAAGACCCAGTCGATCATGATATAGATAAACTGCAAAGTGATCCAGATTTTAATAACTACCTAGGTGCTTTGTTACAACATATTATTTCAGAAAACCTAGAGAACAAAGAGGCACAAATTGGATTTAAAACATCAACTACCGACACACATACTGAGCAACTTACTGAATAACGAGAGTTATTGCAGAAGAGTTATTCCGTATATCAAACCCGAATATTTCGAGGGTGAGCATCGTACAGTATTTAATCTAGTTGCACAGTTTGTTGGCAAACACAATAAACTACCAACAGCAAGTATCTTAGAACTAGAACTTAGAAAGCTCGATGCACATGATGATTTATTAAATAATGCATCACAGTTGGTAAAAGTATTACAAGCAGAAGAAATAATTGATACAGATTATCTTATTAAAGAAAGTGAAAAGTGGTGTAGAGATAGAGCAGTATATTTGGCAATTATGGATTCCATTGGTATCATTGATGGAAAGGATAAAAATAGAACAGACGGCGCTATTCCAGAAATACTATCAGATGCTCTAGGTGTTTCATTTGATCAAGCCATTGGTCATGATTATATTGATAATTCAGATGAACGATTTGATTTCTATAATACGAAAGAAGATAGGACTCCATTTGATTTAGATTATTTTAATAAGATCACTAAAGGCGGCTTACCTAATAAAACACTGAACATTGCTTTGGCAGGAACAGGTGTAGGTAAGTCCCTCTTTATGTGTCATTGTGCTGCATCAGTATTACAACAAGGTAAGAATGTGCTGTATGTAACAATGGAAATGGCAGAAGAAAGAATTGCAGAACGTATCGATGCCAATCTAATGGACTTACCAATAGAACAACTCGCAAGAATTAATAAATCAACATTCGATAGTAAAATACAAAAGATCGCACAGGCATCTATAGGGAAACTTATTATTAAAGAATATCCCACAGGTGCCGCTCATACGGGTCATTTTAGGGCATTACTTAATGAACTAAAGATGAAAAAGAACTTCCGTCCGGATATGATATATATAGATTATCTTAATATATGTGCGTCTAGCCGTATGAAAGGGCTGGGTGGAAGTATAAATAGTTATTCTTACATCAAGGCAATTGCAGAAGAACTGCGTGGTCTTGCTGTAGAATTTAATGTTCCGATAGTATCGGCAACTCAAACTACCAGATCAGGATTTGGTAATACAGATGTCGGACTTGAAGACACGTCAGAGTCATTCGGGCTTCCTGCCACGGCTGACCTTATGTTCGCTCTTATTTCAACAGAAGAGCTTGAGGACTTGGGCCAGATTATGGTAAAACAATTGAAAAATCGTTATAACGATCCGACCAAATACAAGAGATTTGTTGTCGGTATAGATAGAAGTCGGATGAAACTTTTTGACGTAGAAGAAAGTGCACAACAGGACTTAGTCGCCGAGAGTGTGCCTGATAAACCAATAGCAACGTGGGGCGACAGAGAAACCAAAGACACGTTTGCTGAATTTAAAATATAGGAGAAAATATATGGATATGTTACTAAAAGCTAAAGACTGGGTCGTAGCAAGACTTGGTGAAAGAACATCTTGGGATGGACTAGCACTTATTGGAGCTTGTGGCGCAGTATTACTATTTGGCGGACTTGCCAAGTTACTAGCCTGGGTTGGATTACTTTGGGGTGTATACACATTGGTAAAGAGTGACTAATAATATATGTTTGACGTGAAACTTATATCATATTCGCAACCACCTGCAGAGGTTGAGTTAAATCCCGATCTACTGCAGATGGTTGCCTATTCTGCTAGAGTCAGTAACCCTAGCAATCAACACAACGAAGAAACTTCCGAAAAACTTGTTAAGTATTTAATTAAACACAAACACTGGAGCCCATTAGAAATGGTAAGTGCTTGTTTAGAGATTAACTGCCCAAGAGATATCGCAAGACAAATTCTTCGACACAGGTCTTTCTCATTCCAAGAATTCAGCCAAAGATATGCTGATCCTACGGAAGACCTTAATTTTGTCACAAGAGAAGCAAGATTACAAGATACTAAAAATAGGCAGAACTCTATAGAGATACCTATGGAAGATTCAATTAATTATGTATGGGAATCATACCAAGAAGTAATTATTGAAAGATGTAAAAAGGCTTACGACTGGGCAATCAAAGCAGGAATTGCAAAAGAACAGGCCAGGGCTGTGTTACCCGAAGGTCTTACAATGTCACGTATGTATGTAAATGGAACTCTACGCTCTTGGATCCATTACATAGAATTAAGAAGTGCCAATGGTACTCAAAAAGAGCATATGGATATCGCCAAAGCAGTTGGTGATGTAATCTATAAAATCTTTCCAGTGGACGATGTAGTATAATACATGGGGCTATAGCTCAGTAGGGAGAGCGACTGGTTTGCAACCAGTAGGTCGGGGGTTCGATTCCCTCTAGCTCCACCATTATTGCGAAAAAAGTACCACTTTTTTCAGCAAAACACTTTACAAGCCTCTCCTTTTTGTAGTATAATTATATTATAAATTAAAAGGAGAACGATGAAAGATAAAAACCCATTTAACAGTAACTATCCATCAGTAGATAGATTTTCAGATTACGGCGTCAGGATTGGAGATGCAGTAGAGTATAGAATACCTGGTTCAAGTGATTACACTAGAGGCTATATTTCAGAATTACGTGAAGATAGAATCAACGTAAGAACATATACAAACGGACAATTTGAAACAGAAGCTAGATTACCTAAAAGTTTATTTGATGAGTTTAAATTGGAAATCTTTGATGATAACAGAGGATGTGATAATTCAGCAATTGGACTATCAGGATGCTATGAACCATGGAGAAGAATGTGGCATTAATTGTTACATTTATGTTACAATCGTGTAACAATTGTGTAAATTTTTTTAAAAAACACTTTACAAGCCATGCAAAACCAGTTATAATAGTAGAGTAAATTAAATAAATGGAGTAAATTATGAAATTATCATTTGAAGATCAAGTTATTCAAGACACTCATACAGAAGTAGCCGCACTATCAGATAGGCAAGTTCTACAAATTCTACACGAAACATTTAATGATCCTAGTCCATTATCTGGAGAAGATGCAAACAGGGCAGATGCATGGATGGCTACTAGAAGGGCCGATCTTAAACAACACCTTTACAATATCTATATGAATGGTATTCCAAATTTAGATTACGACCTTTGCAGTTGTGGTTCTCTTTTGGAACTGTGCCCAGATTCATATGAGCATATGACACACGGATATTAATATGAGAGCTTTTAAAGAAATAACAAAATGGCCAGATGGAACTCTTAATCACACTTATATCCTTAACGACCACGGCCATTTAGTTGGTTATAGAAATACAGTAACCAAAGAATACAAACAATTTAAAACTCCGATGAAACAGTTTTCAAAAAGTCACAGAAAATTCATCGAGTTAAAACCAGTAGAAAAATATATGGAGACAGCATGAAACCTTGGGAAGTAATTAAACACCTCGAAACTAACAACTCTAGGCTATTTAAAGAAGAGGTTGTTTCCCAACATATTGCAGATAAAGAATTCCAAACTGGAGTAAAGTTGGCCCTTAACCCATACGACACGTTCGGCGTTAAATTGATAGATACTTCTAAGAAGGACGGGCCGGGGTTAGGGGCCAACGAATTTATGTCATTAGTACTATCACTTTCTTGTAGATGCCTTACAGGTAATGCCGCGAAAGATAAGATAGAAGAGTTAATGAATAAAGCCACAATGGACGAGTGGAACTATTGGTATCGCAGAATCCTTCTTAAAGATTTAAAATGTGGTGTATCAGAAAAGACAATTAATAAAGTCGGTAAGGCAATTGGCTTTGAGATTCCGAGATTCAATTGCATGTTGGCCACAAATGGTGAAAACAATAAACACATGAAAGGTGAATGTCTTATCGAGTACAAGTATGATGGGGTAAGAGCCATTACCATAGTTAGTAATGGTAAGGCCACTATCTATTCTAGGAATGGTAAAGTATATTCCAACTTTCCTCATATCGAAGAAGCCTTGAGTCAGCCAGAGTACGAGGGCATGGTATTTGATGGCGAGATAATGAGTGAGAACTTTACAAGTTTAATGAAGCAAGTTCACAGAAAAGAAGGTGCCCAAACACAAGATGCATTCCTTGCATTGTTTGATATGATTACACTAGAAGAGTTCAATAAAGGACTTTCAAATGATGGCTGTTATGATAGAAAACTAATTATGGAAGAACAGTTATCAGATTTACCTGAGTGTATTAAGTTGGTAGATTATGAAGTTGTAGACTTAGAACAAGAGGCTGATGTATTTAAACAGATAAATAAAGATGCCATAGAAAATGGCTATGAAGGAATTATGGTAAAACCAGTAGATGGTTTATATGAATGTAAAAGAAGTAATGCTTGGTTTAAGATCAAGCCATATATTGAAGTTACCCTTACAGTAGAAAGTATAGAAGAGGGTCAAGGAAAATTCGAAGGAACAACAGGTGCACTAGTATGTGCAGGACACGATGAAGGCGTTGATATTAAAGTCAATGTTGGTGGTGGTCTTACCGACACTATTAGAGATAGTATTTGGAAAGATCAGAATGCTGTATTAGGCCAGTTAGTAGAGATTAGAGCAGACTCTATATCTCAAAACCAGGACGGGACTTATTCATTAAGATTCCCGAGATTTAAAACTTTTAGAGGATTCGTCCCAGGAGAAAAATTATGAGCAGTAAATACGTTTACAAAGGCATTGACAAAGAGTCAACTATAGTATGGAAACCAAAAGTCTATGACGATCCATTCAAATTCGATTATGAAAGAACTAAGGCCAGAATTGAGGCCGCAGAAGAAGCAGGTTATACTGATGATGTAGAAACAATTAAGAAAAACATTAAAAGGGTAGTTGCAGATAACCCCGGCATGTTTGATGATTTCTTGGAGTTAGTATGACAGAAGATACAATAGTGGGTAATGGCTGGAAAGTCTATGCCCACGAAAATAATAAACTTTTAGCAGAATATCTTTTTGCTGTTAAAGAAGAAGCAGAAAAATTTGAAGAAGATATGAAATCAAAAGGCTACGAAACTAAATTACTGAGAGTTGAATGGACTATTTAATTTTTGGCCTAGTTATCTTAGGCGTAGGCTTTACATCATACAATTTAGGTATCAAAGATGGTGCTTCAAAGACAGTTGAAAAACTAATCGACTTACAAATCATCAAACTAGATGGTAAAGGTAATCTAATATCTGGCAAGTAGGTCTCCTAATATTATAAATAGTTATATCGAAACTTTACAAAGCGTTGGTTTTGTAGTATAATATCTTTATATACACGGAGACAATATGATAAGATTTAAAAACAGTTTTATGACAGAAGAGCTAAGTGCTCTCTCAACTACTGACGATAATCTGAACGCAGTAAAGTTAGTACAAGCAATAGATGATGCAATTTCATCTATAGACACGGAAGTAGAATTAGACCTTAGACAAGGCAAATCAAACTCTAAAAAGATCGGCATCTCTCAATTGATGGACGATAAATCCCGAAGAAAGTTTGCAGAACTTGCAAGAGAAGTAATAGACAAAGACCCTAATTTAGAACTTATCAAAATTAGTGGTGCAAGAGCAGAAAAAGATTATTACTTTAAACATAAAGATATGGATAGAGCAGTTTATGTAAATGCCAGACCAAAAGGTGGTCGTAGTGCACTTGGAGATGATCCTCATGAACTTATGACTGCTGCTCTTTGTCTTTTCCCTAAGAAACATAATATTACTAATTCAGATGAAATGGATGCATTAATTCAATTAGTAAGAGGGCAATTAAAGAAAGTAAAGGGATATAAAGATAGTCAGGTTGAATCATTAGTTGGTAGTTACCCTAACCTAGCCCAAGCAGTGTCTGCTGCTAATGTTATTATCGATGCAGGATATGGTAATGCTGATATGGTTTATCTTACAGGCCAATCTTGGGACGATGATGTAAAACAATTTAAAATGTCCAAGTATGGGATGCAAGATTTTAACTCTTCCGACTTTATTATTAAAAAGGGTAATAGTTTCCTAGGTGTTTCTCTTAAAAAGAAAAAGAGAGTTACCGAAGAGGACCCAACACTCATCAATAAATCATTTACAAAGTTACTGAATGAACCTAAACTTAAAAAGTTAAAACAGGCAGTAGAAGATGACGCAGGTAGATTTTATGTTCACGTAATCAACCTTGCTCAGAGATTAAGAAAAAGATATCCAAATGTGATGTCAGATGAATTATATGACGAGTTAAAAAAGAATCCAGCAACAGTAAAGAACTGGAAAAAATATATTAACAGAGTTCCTAATGATTTAATTAATAGGGTATTAAAAGGTAAAAGAACTTTATTCAGAATGATGGGCGAGACAATTCTAAAGCAGTCCGAACTCTTCTCAAATATTCTAGTACAACTTATTTTTAAATCAGACCTAAAAGAACTTAAAAAAGTAAACTTTGATTTTGCTCTAGTAACAGGTATCGGCGACTACGGACCACAGAAAGGTGTAGTTGTTGAAAAGGGAGAATATAAAGATATTGATACAGTATCAAGCAAACTAGATGATTTATTCTCACAGGGCAAACCTAACATGCAATACACTCCAGGAGCAAAACAAGCATTCGACCCTGGGTCAGGAGCAGCCAACTTGAAGTTTACTCTCTTCATTGGTAAAGTACCTATCTGTAATATTATACTCAGATATAAAGGTAACTTTTCTAGTGCTCCAAACTTTAATGCTACAATGACAAATGAATTTAAGGGGTTATACAAATGATTAGATTAAAAAATTATGTACCTCTATATGAGGCAGCAAAGAATACTCACATGACACACATTGAGGATTTAATCCTTGATGGTGGAGTTAAGGGGGCACGCCAAGCTATCCTAGCGCTTAGAAGTCTTAGGGATATGTTATCGGGAAACGCCAAAGCACCAGTGGACGTTACGGTCAAGTGGGACGGTGCCCCCGCCGTCTTTGCAGGAGAGGATCCAGAAACTGGAGAATTCTTTGTTGCAAAGAAAGGCATCTTTGCGAAGAACCCGAAAGTATATAAAAATCATGCTGACATTGATGCCGATACATCTGGTGATCTCAATAAAAAATTAAAACTAGCTTTCGATAGTTTAAAAGGGCTGGGTATTAAAGGTGTTATCCAAGGCGACTTTATGTACGATAAAGCCGATCTAAAGAAAGAAAAGATTGACGGCGAGTCTTATATTGTGTTTCATCCTAACACAATTGCATATGCCATTCCAGCAAGTAGTTCATTAGCAAAAGAAATTACAAGAAGTAAGATTGGTATTGTTTGGCATACTTCTTATAGTGGTGCAACATTTGAAACTATGAGAGCAGAGTTTGGTAGAGAGATAGTACCAAAGTTAAAGAAATCAAAAGACGTATGGATGCAAGATGCTACATTGCCCGATCTATCTGGTACAGCAACCCTTACCGCCAAAGAAACAGCAGAGTTAAATAAAAACTTATCTAGTGCAGGTAAGATATTTAAACAGATCGCATCTACAGTATTAAAAGAAATAGAATCAAACAAAGAATTAAATCTAGTAATAAATGTTTATAACAATAGAATGGTAAGAGAAGGCCAAAGAATTGCAGATACTAAAAAACATGCTACTGGTCTAGTAATGTTTGTTAATAATAGATATCAAAAAGAGATTGATAAAAGAACTTCTGAGAAGGGTAAACAGACACAAATAGACAAAAGGGACGAATTGTTAAAGTTTTTTAGTAAAAATAATATAAAAAACTTAAAATTAATCTTCGATTTACAGAATTTTGTAATAAATAGTAAATTAATTATTATAAATAAACTAAATAGTCTTAATAAAATTAATACTTTTGTTAAAACTAAATCCGGGTTTAAAGTAACCAATCAAGAAGGTTTTGTTGCTATAGACCGAATGGAAGGTGGCGCTGTTAAGTTAGTAGACAGATTAGAATTCTCGTTCAATAACTTCAGTAAAGATATTATTAAAGGTTGGGATAATCCTAACTAATGGGACCAGGGATAAATGAAAATAAAAAACTTTAGCGACTATATAGTCGAATCATCAAAAGAAATCACAATAGTATTCGGACGATTTAATCCGCCTACTATTGGTCACGAAAAACTTTTTGAAACTCTTAAAAAGGTATCACGTGGTGGGTCATATAGAATATATGCATCACAATCAAGTGACCCTAAAAAGAATCCTCTTAAATTCAAAGATAAAATTAAATTCCTAAGAAAGATGTTTCCAAGACATGCCAGAAATATTATGGCAGATGGAGATGTAAGAACAGTTATAGAAATTGCAGTTAAATTATACGATCAAGGATTTACTAAGATGTCCATGGTTGCAGGTTCAGATAGAATAAAAGAATTTGAGATCTTGTTAAACAGATATAATGGTGTACAGGCAAGACATGGCTTCTATCAGTTCGAGGGTGTAATTAAAGTAATCTCTGCTGGAGAACGTGATCCAGATTCAGAGGGTGTAACAGGAATGTCCGCAAGTAAAATGAGACAAGCGGCTGCAGATAAAGATTTACAAAAATTCTCTAGTGGTCTTCCAAAAGGATATACTGGAGCAGCAGACTTATTCAACGCAGTAAGAAAAGGGATGGGTCTTAAAGAAGAAAGAACATTTAGATCACATATTGAATTGCCTACAGTATCAGAGACAAGAGAAAAGTTTGTTCTCGGAGATTTATTTAACGTAGGCGATATGGTAAGATTAAAAGAAAGTAAAGAAGAAGGTAAGATTATTACCAAAGGAGCCAACTATCTTACAGTATCATTTAAGAGTGGTAGCAAAAAAGTTTGGTTAGAACAAGTAGAACAAATCACAGAGGGTGGCGAAGATCCAGATATTGGTAAAAGAAAAGGATCACAACCTGCGAACTACTATAAGGGTTTAGGTAAATCAACTAAATCAAAGAGAGCCGCCCAATTTAAGAAACAAGCAAAGATGGACGATGATAATCCAGCGGCTTATAAACCAGCCCCTGGAGATGCAAGAGCAAAAACTAAACCATCTAAACACACTAAAAAGTTTAAGCAGATGTATGGTGAAATGGCCAAACATCTGACTTTTGAAGATTATGTAGTTACTGAACAAGATAGTAAAAAGGCATTACAGAAGAAGGCTGATAAGTCAGGAATGCCGTATGCTATTTTGAAGAAAGTATTTGATAGAGGAGTTGCTGCATGGAGAACAGGTCATAGACCAGGCACTACTCCTACACAATGGGGATTAGCAAGAGTTAATTCATTCGTAACCAAATCTGCTGGTACATGGGGTAAAGCAGATAAAGACTTGGCCGCAAAAGTAAGAGGGTAATATGCAAAACTTTAAATTAATTAGAGAAAAATACAGAAGTAAATATCCCGCGTCTTTAGTGGCCGCGGCAGTAAAAATCGCCTTAGATATGGCTGGTAACATGACCGGAGCATATAAAAAGATCGAGGCGATGAAGAGAGGTCTAGCTGATGATAAAATCGTAAAAGATGCACTCAGACAAGCTAATGAACAAAAAGAAGATAAAGTTAACGAAAACTATGCCCAAGACCTAGACCTTGCTCAAAAAAATATGGCAAGACTTGCAAAGCAAGAAAAGGGGCAAGAGAAGAAAGACTATATGGCAGTTGCTAGAGCATTAAATCAAGGTAATCTTGGTGCAGTTAAGAAAATAATTAAAGGTATTAGTACTGATGAAATTAAAGCAGATATTTTAAATGTACTTGTAGGTTATAATGATCTAATTGCTAAGATGTACCCTAAAGCAGTAGATGGTAAGGGTAGACTTAAAAGTGGTATGACTGTAGGTAAAATGATTAAAGATGATACAGCCGAAGCAGTTTCTCCAGAAGAAAAGGCTCAACTTGCTCTTAAACATGCCAAAGAAAAAGAAGCATTACAAAAGAGACAAGAAAGAGAAAAGGAGAATATGAAAGATGAAGCAGTTTCTCCAGCTCAACAAGCCGCTATTGCAATTGCAAAGAAGAAAGCAAAGGCTAAACTATTAAGAAGAGAATCAACTTTATCTGAAGCAATGTCAAAGAAGATATCTGATAGAGAAGCTAGAGCCATACAGAAAAAATATAATTTATCTCTTGACCAAATGCAGGATATGAAAAATGATTATTCACCAGCCAAATCTGCAAGACCTAGAGCATGGTTATCACTTAATTATCCAGTAAGAGATGGAGATTACTATTTTGCATTTATTTCAAGTAGTGAAAAAGATAATATTAAATATAATAACTTACTCAATGATGTTATTAAAAAGGCCGCTAAAGAAGTTCCAGCAGGTGAGAAACCAACTGACAAGGCAGATTATATTTGGGATAAAGCAAGTGATGCAGTTAAAAAATTCCCAAGAGCTTTAGGTTGGAACGATACAATGACCAGAGAAGAAATTTGGGCATCAATTGGACATCTTATTGGAGTAAGAGAAGAAATAGAAGAAATCGCTCTTGATAAAATGAGAGTCGGTAAAAGAAAGAAAGCACCTAAGTGGTCTTAATATGAAGTCATTTAAAGAACACGGATTTAACGAAAAGGCCGATGTAAGAAAAGCCCTTAAAAAGGTTAAGGG